ATTATATCTCCCTGTGATTCTCTAAATGAATCACTTAAATCCAATGTTGTTTGACTGTAATCAGTTGATCCGGTTCTTATGAAAGGATTAATTTTTATATTATTAGATGGTGCTGTTCTTCTACAATGATTTCTTATTTGTAAACCAAAAATAGCTGCATCGTCAAGATCGGTAGGCACACTCCCATAGGTATATGAATCTTTTTCTGCTATATTAGCTCCTTCAACATAATCAGCTTCATTCATTGCTTCTTCATCGACACATTCATAATTATTTCCTGCTGAAGGTGTCATTTGAGCATAGTTACCTGCTCCATTTGGATGAACAGCATCAATTCTTATGTCTCCTAAGAAATCATTATTCTCTGTTCCTTGATCATCAGCAATATATACATCATCAAATTCTACCCATTGTAAATTATGATTCCAATAATACCCTGATATTAAATGACCATAATCTAAATCTGTATTTCCTGTACTCGTGTTTTTTGTATCTCCAGAAAAATTATAAATTAATTGTTCATCTAATCTAAATTGAGATATTCCAGTAGTATCATGACATTTATATTTAACTTCCATATAATACCACTGATCAAGTTTAAGCTGAACTGTACCATAATCCATAAGATAACCATTCCAAGTACCAAAGGTAAGTAATCCAGAATCATCTAAATAAGCTACAAAACGGGAACTATTATCAGCACCAAACCCAATAGAAGGATAAACAGAAGTTGTACTTCTAAAAAAATAATGATGATTTACAGCAACACCTAAAATTCCTACACGACTATTATCTATTGAAGGAAAGTTTAAAGTAATAATTCCACGATAAAGATTACTAGCATTAAATCTTATGCATTTTCCACCATTTCTTCCAGTTTCATAACTCCAAACATTTCCTGAAAGATCTCCTATAATACCATTAGCATTTTCAGCATCCCAAGGACTTGAATATCCCTCAAAACCATCAAATTTTAAAAGAGTCATTATGCTACCTCCATACCGAATTCACAGGCATTGATTTTTGCTTTAGTCCAATCACCCGAATCAGAAGGATCTTTTTCAAATATAAAATCTTTACTTGCCCAAACATCTTGTAATGATAAATCAGCAGAAGCATTATAATCAGTTGATCCCGTTCTTATAAAAGAATCAATTTTTATATTATCTGCTGGTGCTGTTCGTTGTGATATATTTCTTAAAAATATTCCTTTAATATCTGCATCATCAAGATCGGTAGGCACATCTGGATAGGAGTATGAATCTTTATCTCCAGGGTCAATCCCCTCAACATAATCTGATTCATCTATTACAACTTCATCAACACATTGATAATTAGATCCAGCAGAAGGAGTCAAATCAGTATAGTTTCCTGCACCATTGGGATTAATGGAATCAATTCTTACATCTCCCAGGAAATCATTATTATTTACGCCCTCACTTCCAGCAATATAAAAATCATCTATTAATATATTCCAATTATCACCAAACCGACCCTCTACACGACTAAATGAAGTAGCACCACTCCACATAGTATCACCTGTATAATTAAGCACTTCCTGTTCATTTAAATGAGCTATAATATAGCCTCCAGGTTTTGCTATTTTACATTTTACTTCAATATAATACCACGTATCAACTTCATAGTTAAAACTACCTACTTCATAAAAAGCAATGTGAGATCTATATAATTTAATAATATTACCACCATTGACAAATTGTAAACGTACTCCTCCCTGACCAGAACTAACAAAATCAAATTCAACTTTATAAGAAAGACCATAAGCTGAAACTTTAAAAGAAAAACCAAATATGACTTCTTCATCAGCAATAAAAGCACCATTTGCTATAGGAATTTTTAAAAGGCCACTACTACCTCCTGAAGAATTCCAATTTAAACATTTAGTTCCTGCCCTTCTCCCTGTTGGAAAACTAAAATAACCACTGGAATCAGTTGATCCTAAAAATACCTTTGTTAAATCATCAATGTCAGTATAGCCTTCAAAACCATCTATAAATTTAAGTGTCATTTTATTTATCCCTCAATAATAGTAAGATAAACATTTTGCAAAAAAGCATCGGCAAAATATCCAGATAAAACAGTAAACTTACTTACCAAGACTTTTAATTGAGCTTCATTGTTTTTGGTTTCAGCAACCATATAAGTCCAAAACTCATCAGCAGTTAAGCCCAATGTTTCATCTGACCCTACTTGAACAAATTGATCTCCATCCCAATACCATCCTCTAAAAGTATTACCACTTTTAGTTACCTTTAATTTGGTATCAGTGATTGAAGTTGAAGTTCTGTAAACGGTTTCTGATCCACCATCTGCTGTTCTGACAACGAAATTATTACCATTCACATTGTCATATTCTCTATTAATTTCAAAATAAGATCCCGAATTAAGATCTGTTCTAACACCAAATTTCCAATTATCCTGATCATAGTTTTCAGAAACATCTATCTCAGCATAACTTGCAAAATCTCCACCTACCACTTTTTTCAGTTTTACCTTATCCAAAGTACTACCACTATTGACAAGAAATTCTAATTCATTAGATTGAATTTCTGGAGTACCTGCCTGTACAGACCAAATAGAATTATCAGGAGGATCACCATCATCTCCTTCAAAAGTATTTGCTGCAATAGGATTTTTAGATATGATCTGAACAAATTGTTGAGCTACTTGAATTGAATTGGTAGGATCATTATTAGAAATTATTTGAACAAATTGCTGTGCAACCTGCATCAAATTAGTTACTTCTAATACTTCAACAGCAATTTGAGTATTTCTCAAATTTGGATTTGATTCAGTTTCAAGTACCTCAACTGCAACCTGCGTATTTCTAAGATTAGGATCAGATTCAGTTTCAAGTACCTCAACTGCAACCTGCGTATTTCTAAGTGCCATTGTTTAATCTCCTATGTGGTTATCTCCAAACCAAACTCTGCTGCTTCTAACTTAGTCTGAGTCCAGGGATTTGAATCATCGGGATCATCTTCAAAAACTTCTGATTCAAATTTATAGTCAGCAGTAATTATATCTGTTTCTGTACCTTGATAATCAGTGGAATTAGATCGAATCAAAGGAGTAATCTTTCTGGTTCCTGCTTCATCAATCCGACAAAAATTATTTAATTGGATACCAATAACTGTACCTAATGATCCAGTGGTTATACCAAAACCCTGTTTATGATTTAATGTGTCAGAATATATATAGTCAGTATCATCAGTCGGTGGATTATCATCTACGCACTCATCTTTGTTTCCTGCTGAAGCTGTAAAACTATTATTAGTTGTAGAGACATCATCAGGAAGAAAAACTTTTACCCGACAATCTCCATGATAGGCAGCATCATCCACATACACATCATCAAAGAGAGTATCTATGTCATCATATATAGATCCAAACTGAATATAACGTATATAATCAGTTCCATTTTTTGTATCTTGAGAAGTAAGATTCAAAACTTGTGTTCCATTCATTTTTAACTCTACTGCTCCAGTTGTAGCATGAATTACTATTTTTCCTTCCAAATAAAACCATTTTTGAAAAGGACAAGCAACAGTAGCAGTACCAAGCAAAGTTCCATCTCCTTGATAAGCTAAAATTTTATAATCAGAACCAATATAAAAACGTACTTGAATTGTATTGGCTTCATCCCGTAATTCAATAAATCCACCATGAACAGCATAATACCCACCAGGAGTTCCTACATCTATTTTGATTGCTACTCCAAAATAAATAGTAGATTCATCTGATCCAATATTTTTTCTAAGATAACAAACACTATTTATTACCTTTACCCCATTTCCACCAAATCTTCCATAAGCAGAACCAACGGTAATAAACCCACTTCCTGATCCAATATCCCATCCTTTATCTTCTAAATGAGCATCAGACGTAAAATGATCGAAACCTTCTATAAGTAAAAGAGCCATTTTCTTATCTCCTAATCAATTATTAGGTAGTAATTTCCAAACCAAACTCTGCTGCTTCTAACTTAGTCTGAGTCCAGGGATTTGAATCATCAGGGTCATCTTCAAATATTTCTGATTCAAAATTATAATCGGCAGGAATTTGATCTGTTTCGGTTCCCGAATAATTAGTTGAATTGGATCGAATTAAAGGAGTAATTTTTCTGGTTCCTGCTTCATCCAATTTGCAATGATTATTTAATTGGATGCCAATAACCGTTCCTAATGCTCCGGTTGTGATACCAAAAGTCTGTTTATTGTTTACTGTGTCTGAAGTTATATAATCAGTATCTTCATTACTCTGTGCTTCATCGACACATTCATCTTTATTTCCAGCAGATGCCGTAAAGTCATTGTTGGTTCCTGATATTGAATCAGGCATAAAAGTCCTGATCCTGCAATCACCGTGAAATTGAGCGTCATCGATATAAATATCATCAAAATTTGTATCAAGATTCATATTAATAGCAGTTATTCTAAATTGTCTTATATAATCTGATCCATTTTTGGTATCTTGAGAAGTTAAATTTAAAACTTGGGTTTCATTTACTCTTGCCGTTACTTCTCCAACAGTGGCACTAATGGTTACTTTAACTTCAAGATAAAACCATTTTTGATCAGGGATAACACCATCAGATGAAGAACCAAGCAAAGAAGGTGATCCATCATATGCAACAATACCATAAGCAGAATTTACACAAAGTAATACTTGATTTACTCCTGATTCATCTAAAAACATCAAAAGCGGATATGAAGTAGATACTGCCGGATTTCCTCCACTTATTTTTTTTACTGCCATACCAAAATATATTGTTGATTTATTTACTCCAATATCACAAAGTTGGGCATAACCACCACTGGTAATAAAAAGTCCTTGACCACTAAATCTTGCGTATGAAGAACTTATAGTGATAAATGAAGAACCTGTCCATTTTTTATCAGGTCTTTGATTTACTGTATAGTGATCAAAACCATCCATAAATAAAAGAGCCATTTTCTTATCTCCTAATCAATTATTAATTAACCTTTGGTTCCTTTAATGGTAATTCCAATATTAGCAAGGGTTGTATCCGCAGGGTTAGGACATACGATAGTCATATAATCACCGGAACTACCATCAAATTCGGTTTCTGAGGCCATAATAAACGATGGGCTTGTCTCTGTAGCTCCAAAACGAATCGTTCCTACTGAAGATCCATTTTTTTGTACATCAAAATCTGACTGTGCTGCTGCCTGTACGGATGCTTTACCTGAAGACCCCGACATAGCAGCATCAATAGTTACTTTAAGATATGATGGTATTGATATATTAATTATTTGACCATCCAAAGGTTGATCAACTATTGAAAGAGCAAATGAAACATCACTGCTGCCTCCTCCACCACCTAAAGGGATTAATTCTGTTTTAGACATAATTATTATTTCCTTTCCTCTACGAGAATTGTTGCACTTGCAGTAAATTGAAGGACAATTTGATCAACATTACAACCAACAGAGATTTCTCTCAAAGTATTATTTGGTACAGGTATTCCTGGGGTATTCGATGTGGATCTCAAAAAGGCAGTTACATCAGCAGCAGAATTATTATGAATAGCTACTATTTTGGTTTCTCGACTGATCTGAATAGTCTGATCATTACCTACCCCTGTTGATGTAACTGATTGAGTACGCATTAAAGGATTGTAATAAGGAGCAGGATCATCTTCTGTCAAATTCGCATCAAGTAAAACAAATTCGGTTCGTTTTGATTTTCCTGGTTCAATTTTAATCGTGCTTCTAACACCATCTTCATTTTCTACTTTTTCAGTAATTGTATTACTTGTGTTGTTTGTGTAAACAGGCATTTTTAATCTCCTTATTCAATGATTTGTTTAAATTTAACTAACATTATAGCATGAATTTATTATAATTCAAAACTTCATCTATAATTAATTCAGGCTTAATCATAGCAAGGCATAACGGATATGGTGTATCTTTCCAAGGATATTTACAATCCTCTATTTTGGAAATCCAACATCCTGTCTCCTTGCAACAATCCAACAATCCTACAGTATGTAAAAACCTATGACCTGGATAATGCTCCCATCGACTATCTTCACGTCCTCCAGCAACTACTACACATGGTTTACCAAAAGCAGCAGCAAGGTGCATTTGCATAGACACATGACCAATACATCCATGTGAATGATATACCAACGAAAAATAATCTCTTAAATTTTCTGTTTTTCCTACCAAAGATTTAATTCTGCTGTGTGTAGGATGTATATCATCACGACTACCAACTTGATAAAGCTTTATCCCTTTATCAACCAAAGCATCAATTACTTTTTGCCAACCACAAGGAGGATAACCTTTAACTGGAATATCTTGTTTTACTCCAGTATTAATTAACCAATAAGGTTTTTCTATTTCAAGTTTTTCTAAAATTCTATCTAATTTTTCATCTTCAGTTAAATATATATCTGGTCGCATCGATGTTTTCATTAATTTAAGATCATACATCTCATTGAGAATATAAATAAACACAGATGAAAAATGATAACCAAGAGGAGCAAGTTTATCTCTTGCCTTATCATATTTTAAATCAACAATAGGAACACTACCATCTTTAGGAAAATAAGTAATATAAGGGTTATTAAAAAATACTTCTGGATAACAACAAAGAACATCAGTTTTCATTTTTCCAGGGTACATCTTATGAAGATCTCTAATAGCACAGGTCAACATCAAAAGATCTCCAGGTGCTTGCCATTGCTTAAATATTATATCCATGACTCTAAGCCATCCTTATATATTTTTTAACACCTCCAGGCAATCCATTAGATAATACAGGAAGTTGAAATTTTGTTGTACTATCATAACGAGTAAAGTCTGCCCAAATTTCTCTATTTTTAACTCCATCATATCCAATACAAAACATTCCAGTTCCAGGTATAACAGCTACTTTTTGATCACTGTCATAAGTACCAGCAGGAATATCATAAAGAACTTGACTTATTCTTTTTTTATAATTTTCAACATGACCTTTTTTAGCCATATGCCAAGAAGGATAATTTTGACTATAACTTTGCAATAAGAAAACATCTTCTACGCCATCATAATGAATAGTACCAGGAAAAAAATCTTGATAATCCCATCGAGTATTAGTAAAGGGCATCCATTCCCAATCAGTTCCATCAGTAGATCTTAAAAAAGAATTTGACATAAGCTGTTCATAAAAACAAATGAAATATGTTCCATCAAAACCTACTATAGAAGGAGATGCTCCAGCATACTCTGGAGAAAACCACTGACAATAATCAGACGCTGACCAAGTTTGTCCACCATCATCTGTTATATGCCATTTATAATCATAATAACTGTAATAAAGATAAATATTATTTCCCCAAGCTTGATAATAAGGACGATAACCTGTATCTGGTGGCGTAGAACTATACCAAGTTATGCCATCACTGGAATAATCAATTCCTCCACCATAACGGTCAACTGCCATCCAATAATTACCTGTCCAAAAGACTGATAACCAATTTGCTGTTTGAGCCATAGTTCGGGAAGTCCAATTGATTCCATCAGTCGATGTATAGGCAACATTACTATTATATTTACAAGTAACAAAAGTAGTTCCATCACTTCCTACACAATAATAATAATCTGCCGATGATCCAAATGGAGTGTTTACTGTCCAATTATCTCCACCATCAGTTGTGTAGAGACATTCATCTCCTTTCCCTACAACAACTATTATGTCTCCTTTTCTCGCACATGAATGAGGTACTTCAGTACGTTCATTCATATACTTCATACCTTCATATCTTTTGGGATGTAACTCTTGACAAAAAGCAACGTATTGAGGATAGTCAGCTTGATCTAATATTTGACCATCAGCACATTTCCAATTAGCTGAAGGAGGGCCAACGGCTTCAACCACACTTCCTATTTCCAATTCAATATTAGTATGTATTAGATCCATTTATAATACCCTTATATATCGATTTTTTTCACGTTCATAAAATTTATGTTTAAAATAATTTGGTAATTGAAAATGTGTGCTACTGTTATAACGACCTGTTATTTTAGAATAAGGCATATCCCATGTATAATTCCCAAAACATGTTAAATTACCTGATGTGGGATTATAAATAACATCATAAAATTCCCCATAATAAACATTAGCAAACCAAGGATGAAAAGTTCTCATATCAAATGAATAGACACCATGACCATAACTTGTAGGTACTCCAAAATAAATACCATCATAGTATCTCCAACGAAATATTCTAACGGCATTAGTATTCAATTCACCATCATTTGCTTCATACGTATCTGAATAATACGGTATCCATTCCCAATCAAGACCATCAGAAGAAACACCAACATAACTTCTCTCAGTAGATATTAAAAAAAGACCATTACAATATTCAATAGAGTACCATCCTCCCTGTGGCCCCTCCATATGAGTCCAATTAGCTCCACCATCAACGGAAGTATTAATGTCAATACCCATATCAACTGCTACTATAGTTCCTGCTCCATCAGAAGCAGCATTATAAAATGGAGTTTCAGTTAATACTCCCCCATTGCTCCAGGTAATTCCATCAGTTGATTTTATCGTTTGAACATTATTTGATGCAATACCTATAAAGTTAGTTCCATCCCAAACACATGCTTTCCAATTATAAGCATAAGGTAAAGTTCGGGAAGTCCATGAACTCCCATCAGTCGATGTGTACGATTGAGTTGATCCATATTTCATAGCACAAAAAACTGTGCCATTCCAACCACAAATATAATCACCTGATACTGGAAAACTTCCAAGTGTCCATGTAATTCCATCAGTTGATCGACTAATAAAACCATTCCAGGAAGCAGCTACCCATATGGGAGATCCTGTACTTCCATTCCATTGAACCCTCTCACAATATGGATAATCTTCTCCAGTATCATAATTATCACAAAATTCCCAATCAGAAAAGATCATTGAATATGGATTATCCATCATAGCATACAATGCAGGATAATCAGCTTGAGCTAAAATCTGCCCCTGACAAGGCAACCACTTACCACTTGGAGGAGCATTTGCTTCAATGATTGTACCAATAGAATAAATTTCAGATACTTTAGGATGTAACAAAGTCATTACGTTACCCCATAATCAATTGTTATATTGTCACCGGAACTAATAGCTTCTAAAGAAACTTTAAATTCCTTTGCACCATAGATATTGGAGAAAACAATAAGTTCTCCCCAATACCTTGTTGATACCGATTTTCCAAGATTGGCTATAGGTACAGCTTCACTATAGCCAATCTCTGTACTGCCACTATCATAAAATAAAAAGCGAATTGTAGCTGATGCTTGATCATCATTAAACGTGCTTTTTAATATGATATAGTATCTTCCACGTATTTCAATAGCAGAAGCAGGATACAGTCCGGTTGATCCCTGTGCCGTTGTAACATTAGCAAGGGTAATTTCTCCCATACCCTGAATATCTCGTTCAATCTGTCTGGTATTTCCACTAATAGATACCTGCACAGTTGAGACATTTTTACCCGAACCTTCAGTTACGGCAATCTGTGATTCAGACATAGTTTACTCCTTAAACATCTTCACTGTTTATCGTGATGACTATTTTTAATACCTCTGCTGCATTAAAAGGTCTGGATGCTCCAAACCTTGCTGCCGAATATAAAATACCCGTACCACTGGCAGTATCCCCTTTGGTTGAAACATTGTTGAGCATTGCACCATAAATGGTATTGGTTCCAGAAGTACAGGTAAATTCCGCTGGAGATGCAGAGTTATCAAGGCTTTGCGAAGATACCGATCCTGTAGTCCATGCCTCTCTTGTTGACTCATCGTAATTGGTAAACTCTGTACAAACCGGAGTGGCATATGTCCATGTGCCAGCAGGGGTAGAGTCCGAACCAAAGATAGCTATATACCAGTTAGCCGATTGCGTACCTGACTTGAAATAAACGTCAAGTACATCATCTAATGATTCATTGACCACCAAATTATGAATTCGTTCATGCCATATAGGAACAAAATTCATTGCTCCATCGTAATTACGGTGATCTTTAATTACTAAACCATGAGGATCAACATACTGACCACAGGTAAAATCATAAATGTTATGAAAACCAAGAGTACCTAAACCAGATTTTTTTAATAAACCTTTAACAACTTTTCTGACTAAGGGATTATTAAAAGGGATAACTTTTTTCATTTTGACTCCTCCTATTAAGTGAATGTTTTTACTACTTGCCACGAACTATTATAATAAACTTTTTCCTGATCATTTGCTGTATCAATCCAACGCATACCTGTTGTCGGAGTTACATCGGGCCAATTACCTGCTGTTCCTGGGGCAGTTGTACCTGGAAATCCAAGTGCCATTGCTTCCAATCGATCCATGTTATCATTGGTTTCTTCATCATATCTTACTGTACGATATGCAGGTTTTGAAAGATTAAATGCTGTTGTATAAGCCATTATACAAAATCTCCTCCTTCATTGGTAACTGTTATATCTAAGTATTTAGCTGGAGACCACACATCGTTTACATCAACTTGATAAACTTCAAATCTTAAATTAGGATCAAAGGTAGTATTATCGGATATGTTCATTGCACTCGTATAAACATATTGAGCAGATCCATCAGGAAATTGTTTATTGGCAATGGTAATAGTAGCTGTTCTCAAAACAGTTTCATCAGATAATCGAATCACCTTTACCTTAAATTCTTTAAGCTCATCGATTACATCTCCATCTCCGTAGGAAACAACATCACCAAAAGGAGCAGTTCCAAAACCATAATTTAATTTTTTTGTTCGGGTTCTCCATCTTAAATTATAATTAATTTCTAAATAACCAAATCCTCCATCACCTAATCCAAGGGATTCATCTACTTCTACATATATGTCCATTGTATTAGTTAATTCATCACCCAAACCAAGAGTTTCGATTATATGGGTATAATCATATTGATAGACCACATCTCCCAAACCCATCGTTTCGGTAATGGATACTAATTCAGCAGGGGTATCTCCCAATCCAAGAGATTCAGTAAGATACATTTCAACTATCGTATACATGCTATCATTAAAACCAATGGTTTCATCAAATTCTTCAAGACCAATAAATCCTAAAGAATAAGTATCTCCTAATCCCATTGTTTCTTCTAAGTATTCTATTTCCGGTGGGCCTGTACCACCACCTGTAAATTTTAATACCTTCATAGCATCACATCTTTAAAAGATTCCAATCAAATGATCGGCCTGTACCATCGGTTTGTTCCAAAGTGCAAATAATCTCAGTATCAACAGGTATTGCTGGAGAATATTTATTTACCTCAGTCTGTGCATTGGAAAAAGTAGATTGATAAGCAAGTCTGGAAGTAGATCCTGTTTTAGCTTTTGTTTTAATTCTCAATATGACTACATCTCCATCTGCCAAATTATTCATATCAACCACCAGAACATAGACCCCTGCGGTTGTCTCCGTATCTAAGGTATGTTCAGTATCTAAAGTGGCTGACTGACTTCCTGATCCTACACTTGTTACTGCCATTTTTTAATCTCCTATCCATAACAATAAACAATACCATCTATTTTATTATTTGCATCAGAATCAGTTACTTTAATTGATACTCTACTTCCTTGAGCTATATTTACAGGTAATGCATGACTATCAGGATGCCCCCAAACACAAACAGAAGAATTATGACCAGTTATTCTCCTTGAATATATAGGTACTTCATTTCCTGAAGATCCTACAGCTACATAAACCCAACCCTCTCCATAAGTTGAAGGATAAGTTAAATGAATTATTGAAACATACATCATTTTCACCGCAAACGAAAGAGAAGAAGTCAATTCTACATAGGATGTTGTAAGGGCTTGACCTCCAGTATCTCCAGTATTATCTCCTAATACAATACTTCTGCCAAATCCAGATCCATGAAAATTTCCCCCATAAGGAATTATAGTTGCTCTATAATAATCTCCTCCTACACTTGATTGCCCTCTTAAATAAATATTACTCCCTGCTGCAATCCTCATAGGAACCCAATGAGTTGTCTCATTTCTTTGAGTATAAGTACTATTATAATTATTTATAAGATTATCAACTAATATATATTTATTAGAAGCATCTCCAATGGCTAAATCTGTCATAAGACGTTGGCCTGACCACGGATTAGTAGAACAAAAAAGAAATCCTGATATATCATATCCAATAGAAGATGCTGCTGTCGCCCATGAACCTTTAGTATGATTTGATCCTGATGGAGTAACTTGTGTAGCCCATCCATTATTTTTTAATATTGCAGGTTTACCAATCTGCCAATTAGTCATTTTATTATCCTATAACATATTATTATTTAAGATCATCATAGCAGCATCTTCACTCTCAGATAAATCTTCAGTTGATTCACCCAAACCAAGAGATTCAAATATTTGGGCTAATGTCTCAGTGACCACCTTTGAATCACCTAAACCAAGGGATTCTACAAGGTACTCTATTATATCCACTACTGTAACATCACCCATGCCAAGAGTCTCAGTAATCGATTCTTCAGTTAATACATAATTACTATCACCAAGGCCAAGAGTTTCAGTAAATTGAGTCCATGTTTCAGTGACAACTTTTAAATCACCCAATCCAATAGCTTCAACCAATTGGGCCAATGTTTCAACGATTATATTTGAATCACCCAAACCAAGGGTTTCAGTAATTACTTCTATAATTTCAACAAAATCTCCTAAACCAAGGGTTTCAGTTAAATGAGCCAAGGTTTCAATAACTGTTTTTGAATCACCCAAACCAATAGCTTCAATCATACGAACATAGTCCGGTTGATACTTAACATCTCCTAATCCAAGAGATTCTACGATATTAATTATAGATACATCCTTTAAACTATCGCCCAAGCCAAGAGATTCAATTAAAAAGGTTAATGTTTCGGTAATTGTTTCTGAAGTACCTAAACCAAGAATTTCAATTACTTCTTCAATCGAAAGTTCTTTTGTGACCTCCTCCAATCCAAGAGTTTCAAATATATTTTCAGTTCCAGGCAATGCGTTTTGAATTGATTCAGGAAAGTAAGGCAGTACCCCATAACCAACTATATCAATGGTAAACGATGGGGAAGAATTAAGATCAATGGTCAAATTGTGAACCGTAACAGATGACGCTTTAAAAGTTTGTGTCGTTCCTGCCCAGGATTCCGGTATTTCATAATATAAATTAGCATCATCTCTTAATTTAATATAAAGATTCGTTTCATCATCAATTAAATGCTCTACCTGTTCGGTATCCTTATATCCTCTCACAACATTTGTAAATGCATAATTGGTAGTATCAATGCCGTGGTAATACATCAACTCATCTTCAACCCAAATAACCCCCTGAGAGGGAAATGAGCCTGACATATAATCATTATCATAATAAATCGTGGTATCATTTAATCCAACACTTTGAGCTAATTTAACAGAGGACACCGTTTCATATATGACAGCAATAAATTCCCAAGTGCCATCATCTTTTTTTCGGTATATTCTTGCTCCGGTGAAATATCCAGCATCCCTTGCAGGAGCTTTAAAGGTAAAATATAACCGATTAAATTCTATATCCTCTTTTACCTCAAATCGTTCAACGTTTCTTGGTATATAAGGTGTAGGAAAACCACTATAAGGATAACCGTTATATACAGGAACACCATAATCATGATAGCAATAAGGATTGAATTCTTCTAATTCCAATTTAACTTCAAAATCCATTAACTCATCCATTGCTACTATTCTAAACCATTTACCATTCCATCCGGTAATAGCGTGGCTGACTCCGATTATATCACCCATACAAAGGGTCATCCCTACTAAATCAGTTTCAAATGCACAGACATATTTTTGATAATTCCATTGATCAAGAATTCTCATTGCCATTCGTCCTGCTTGAGTGGCCCGTTTAATTCCATGCATTTTATAAAAATCAATTTTTTCAGATTCACCTAATATGTCTAATCGATAGGTATCTTCAGCTTCAGCAACATCTTTTATATAACCTAATAACCTATTTTTAAATTCTATCCTAACTTTATTAGGACGATCCATTTCTGATTTTTCAGCAAAGGTAAAACTACCCTCTTTCATATTATCTTTTTTTAATGTAAACGATTCTGAAGCTGGAAAAAGAGGAATACCCTCACCTATTTTTATATAAGTAGAAGTTTGTTTAATTATAACATCCCAATTTCTATACCTTGAAGGATGATCTCCGTCACCTGGACTTCCATGATCTTTTGTTTCACCGTAATAAACAAAATCTCCTTTCCAATAATTATCGGGATAAGCTGAAAAATCACCATATATAAGATTGTTTTCATCTGACAACTGAGTACTAACAAACACTGCTGAATCTAATCCAAAATAAAGTACGGGAATTTCATTAGGATGTGGAACTATTAATTTAAAATTTCTTACTTTAGAAAAATATTCCCATGATTCATATTCCTCTGGATCAACAATCTCATTAGTAAGAATATTGTAATAATTTCTTTGTCTACATGGAGATATAAAACCCTGACAAGTATCTAAAACTTCTTGTATTACATCATGCATTTTTTTTGGTTGATCATAACATTGAGAAAATTGAAATCTCCGTTCTCTTATATTAATTTCTTCTTTAAGAGTATATATTGTTGCATCAATTATTTCATTACAAATATCAGTTGCTTCATCAAAATGCATTTCAAATGAATCTGTTACATATGGATGACCAAAATGATCTCTCCATAAACCATTATCATCTGACCATGAAGTACCAGCAACAACTGATGCAGGACTTTCATCACATTGATACCAGTGACCAGAATTCCATTGTGTTAAAGTACTTGCATACCAGCCATATCTGCATTGTTTATAATTACTCCAATCATGAAGTTCTAACCACTGAAAATCAAGATCATTATTATCCGAATCTTCTAAATCACTTTTAGCAATGCAATATAATTCCCCTGCCTTATTATTTTCAGTAGGAATTGTAAATCGCCACTGTTCCCTTGTACCAGCACCATTTCTATCTACCTCAAAATAAATATCTTCAGTAATTCCAAATTTACCAATTTGATAATTATTTTCATCTGGAAAAGAAGTTAGATAGGCATCACTATACAATGGGCCAGTAGCTATATGTTTACGAAATAATATTGTATCAATACCTCTATGATCGCCATCAAGATCAAGACCATGATACTGATTTATAACATCTGACCATACCTGTTTATTTGAAAATCTTCCTTGATTTAATCTTAAAAGAAATGTACCTGGATCTACAGCATCATTCATTTCTCCATAACTATCATAAACCCTGAGAACAGTATACCAGACATCCACATATTGATTTAATTCATTATTCCATTCTTTTGCCGAAACACAACCCATATAACACCATGCAGCAGAATGACCACCTGAATATTCATTTCTACGATGAATCTGTTCATGAATTTCACTATCATCAAAATCAAGCAGATAAGAATAAACTGCCATTTGAGTACCATACTGAGATTCATGAGAATAAACAAAAGCCTGCACATCGGTTGCACAAGCATACACCACTACACCACCTGTCCAAGTAAGAAGTGGGCCAACATAATAGGTGGGAGTAGTCACTCTTTGGGTATCATGTTTTTCTATTGCTCCAGTACTTTTATCTATTTTTAAACAAACATGGTGAGATCGATTAAACTCATTATCACTTATACGACTTGCATTTAAATTTCCCAAATCAGCTTTTGTAGGGTTATCAAATCCCAAGTCATCAAAAAATATTCCTGCATAGTCAGAACTAAAATTAGGATTAGTATCGTTTTCATCAAAATCATTTGATGAATTCATTGTAAAACAAATTCGTTCACCTGGAATTGGTTCTCTATCTAATGGAGATGATAAATTTATTTCTGTTCCATCCCCAGGATTAGAAGCCCCAACACCATACAACCATTGACCTATAAAAAAAACTTTATCCCAATAGGTATGACCACTATAGGAACTATCAAGCCATCCATCAGAATTCCACGTTGGAGAATTACAAATTAATTTTGTGGTTGTGCTGCCCTCTCCAACTATTCCCCAATCAGCAACCCATTTAGGATATTTACAAAGTTGAACTACTTCTCCAGCAGTGGGCAATGCTGCAAATTCTTTGGCTACCACTATGTAGGTACTGGTTTGTTCAGTTATTTCTCTCCAAATTTTATAAGTATTTTGACCTAATGCAGCATATTTTCCCTCCCACCATCCATCAGGATATTGTGAAAAGTCAGCATATATTTTTGTATAAGAGTTATCACCACTTTCAATTGTCCTGTAATCACTTAATAAAACATCAGTTTGAACTCTACTACCAAATAGATAAATATGATTCTCAGATACTACCATACTACCTAATTCAATTGCAGGATTGGCAGGGGCATCAGCAGTAATTCCTCCTTCTGGATCTGGTAAATTATATCTTTGATTATAAATAAGAGAATGTACTTTGTAATCAGGATCACTCCTATCAAAATAAAAAATATCAAATTCAACACCATACTCTGCATGATGATGATCCCATTTATCTAATCCATAGACACCTCTACCCTGATTAGGATTCCACCAATGTCTATGAACGCAAATATAAACTCGATTATCATTGACATCTGTAGCTTGTAAAAATGCTGGAGATCTTGTATGACCAAATTCACTATAATTAATGTCTGGACATATATTTGCTTTAAACCAATTTTGAATAGCTGATGAAGGGTCTCCTATTTCTGGTAACGTTGCATCATTTCCTGCATACGTCCAATTGCGATCACTGCCCTCCATATAAATTGGGGCATAATCCCCATTAGCCATTCCTACAAATTTAGTATTTTTTGCATCCCGACAACTCCAATACCGATCTATTCCTAATGTATACCAGGAAAGCCCCCCTACTTCAGGATCAGGTTCAAAATAATGTTTTCCAGTAGTAGAGTCCATACCACTTCCACCTTGCCTTGATTCAGGACTCAACCAAACACGATCTGAATTTACTTCAGCAGTAAAAATAGGCATGGAAGATAATGGCGCTGGAAGAATCTCCGGTTTAATATCCTGAAGAAGATTCATATCAATGGTATAATTAGAAGTTTCCGGTGCAACAGATGCAGCACTAAAATCAGCAAAAAATCCTTTGAAATACATTATTCTATTATAAGTAGCATCTTGACCAATTAAATCTTCTATATCAATATGTGTAAAATGTTCCGTTCGTGAGGCATCAAAAACTGTTAAAGGAGGATAGGGATCTAAAGCATCATCATAATTTTCCCATAGGTCACTAAATATAAGCCAAAACCAAAATGGTTTACCATTAAATTTAATTACTCCTACATGACCATTACCACTAAAATTAACAGCATATTCAGTCCAATAGGCTACTTTTTTATCTGCTAATTGATCAATGAATTCTTTCCACTTACTTTCATGTGGCGCACCCTCCATACTTGGTAAATGTCCTGAATCATAAACTCCAAATGTATTTTTATTAAACCAAATTACTTTCCCAGGACATATATCTGTACCAATTATTACGGGTACTGGATCTAACCTTGATTTACTTGTTTTATAATCAGGATTAGTATAAGATTTTTTATTCGGTGAATCTGGTTTAAATAAATAACCCCCAATTGCCATGCCTATTTGCATTCCAGGGTATCCACCAATATATCCACCAATAACAGCACCTACACCAGAAGCAATAAGATGTTTTCTTTGCTGCGGATTTCCTTTGAAATCCTTATAAGTTTTTTCTATGTCCATATTAGTCATGATATAGTAACTGCCTTAGTTGGGGAAGTAGCAAAATCTGATTTCAAATTATAAAGTGTAGTCGCCACTGCCTTTATTGTCCACGTTTGACCAATATTAGCATCTTCAAAAGTAATAAAATCAGTATAGGCATCTTTTAACATGCAGTATTTATCTATTGTATGAGCAACCGGACTGATTCCTCTACCACATCCTGTAAATTCATAATCAGGATCACCGGAAATCCCTGTATAGGTAATCAATTCATCTTCAATCCAAAAGGAACCGGAAGATGGAAAAGATCCATACAATGTGGAATTGTCATATCCAATAGTGGTTTGCGAATCATTAATTCCTGCATCAAGTTTTACGGAAGGAGTTATATATGTGACTTCTTTGATCCATTGATAATCTCCTCCATTTATACTCACATAAATTTGCGCTCCAATAAAATAGGGATTGTCATCTGGTCGTTTAAAAAGAATATAAATTTTATTTTCAGAAAGATCTTGGACAGCATAAAGACGCTCAACATCATCAGGAGCTTCATATGGAGTCGGAAGACTATTATCACTTGACGATATTACTTTAGAAATATTATCACTATAACAATTAGAATTATATTCAAAACAAGTTAATTTAACTTCGTCATTTTCTAATTCTTCCATACCCACAATTCTAAAAGATTTTTTATCCCATCCAGTTTGAATATGACTTATACCTATAATATCTCCTATGGCATGATAATACCCCTGCAAACCTGTTACATATTCACACCAGTATCTATTATATAAAGCAAAGTCACTATAAAACTGAACCATTCGCATTGCTTGCGATTTTCTTTTTATTCCTCCTAATCTAACTGTTTTTAATTTAGTTTGTTCTGTAGGCCAAGAGGCATCACCATACACAGCAAACTTTGAATAATATTCTTCAGCATCTTTTTCTACGGCATCCCAAATATATTCATTTGACCAATTATCATTTTCATCTTTAACTGCTCTTTGTACATATTCAACTCTAAATTTATTCGGGATTTCAGAATCTTTATTTTCCCTAAAATTAAATGATCCTTCTTTAATATTATCTTTTACTATTTCAAAAGGATCACTGGCATTTGGTGATACAGGAAGATCATCAAATAAATCAATATAAGTCGATGTTTGATCCTTAACTATAAATGTGTAATTAGATCCCGATATGGTTATTTTGCCCTCATCACCAAACCAAAATATATCAGGATAAGCTGAAAAATCAGCATACAATCTACTCACGGTACTTGATCCACCAGCTACAAACTCACCTTTCACTCGATCAGAATAATATAATTCAGGAGTTTCATCTGCATTTTCTATAAGGGGTTCAATCAATCCTTGTTTTAAACGAACAAGACCTCTGCAAGTTAGCATCATATCTGTGATAATATCAAAAGCTGCTGCTCTCGCATCAAAAATATTTGAATATCTAAATCGGGGTTCATTTGAAAGTGAATCATCCCAATCAGTAAATTGAACTGATTCATCACAATAATCTGATGCTATTTTCCAAGGACTATCTGCTGTATCTGGATCTCCATTGAATAAATCAGTATCTAATCCTATTCCCCATCTTGTATCAGTTAAAAATTCATAGACACAACGAATTGGATTAGCATCTTCTTCTCCAGACTCTATCATAAAAGCTTTTATTTCAGCAGAAATAGAAGGTAATTTTGAAAGAACAGCGTCTTCAACATGCAAATCAACTACGGTATAAGCTGAATATTTAAGATTAATTGCTTCAGCAGTTTTTCCAGATTGATAAGAAGATATTGTTGGATCTATACTTTGATTTGATGTTCCAAGATAAGAAGTAAAATCTATATTCCATCCATCTTCCAAATCTCCAATTTTTTGATCATTTACCCAATATTTTAAATAAGAAGTAATTGGCCCTTCACAATGACAAACAGCAAAATCAGCATCCATCTCAGGAGTCCATTCTGGATTTTTTCTCGACCCCTCATTATTCATACCTGTTTCTAAATCCCCTATCCAAATAACTCCACCAAAAGCTTTTACCTGACCAAAAGCTAAAGGTACTGGGGTAGATTTTACATAAGAATTTGCTCCAAGATCTCCCATACCTGGAGGGGGAGGGGCAGAAGGAGGATCAATCCACAAACCAAGCTGACCACCAACAGCCATACCAATCATAGCCCCAGGAAAACCACCAATAGCTCCACCAATGACTCCACCAGCAATTGTTCCAATAGTCTGTCCGGTTGTCATTCCATCCATCTAAAACTCCTTATAACGCATTACCCATGCCAATCTTTTAAAATAATGTGGATGTAAAGGATCAAATCCAACCTTTCTATCTCTATCTTTCCAACCACATTTAGCATGAATAAAATATATCTGATCAACAATTATACCGCTATGGTGAGCAGGATAATTTTTACCATATAATTTAAATAAAGGAACATCAGCTTTATCAAATAATTCATTATCAAATAAAACCCTAAATCCTGCTTTTAATAATCCA